GGTTATCTGCATCATCGTCTGCCTGTCATGGGCTGTTAATCATTACCGTAATAACGCCATTACCTACAAAACCCAGCGCGATAAAGCCACGTACATCATCGCTGACATGCAGAAGCGTCAACGTGATGTAGCAGAACTCGACGCCAGATACACAAAGGAGCTTGCTGATGCTAACGCGACTATCGAAAGTCTCCGTGCTGATGTTTCTGCTGGTCGTAAGCGCCTGCAAGTCGCCGCCACCTGTGCAAAGTCAACGACCGGAGCCAGCAGCATGGGCGATGGAGAAAGCCCAAGACTTACAGCAGATGCTGAACTCAATTATTACCGTCTCCGAAGTGGAATCGACAGGATAACCGCGCAGGTTAACTACCTGCAGGAATACATCAGGACGCAATGCCTGAAATGATCGGGCGATGAAAACCAAAAAAAAACAGGAGCAATACATGACTAAGCTTTATCACCGCATCTCAACTTTTCTCTCTGGTTGCTGGGCGTTTATCACGTCTATTTCGTTCGCCATCTTTAGTTTCGGTAGCACAGCGTGCTCGCTTAGTCGGGGTCTGTGGCGTGCTATTTCAGCACTAGCGCCGAAATTTTTACCTGAAAAGGCTGTTTGGCGAATTGTAGAGCGAATGTGTAGTGAGAGCGTTCGCGAGAAGATTAACGTATTTGGACGTCATCCTCGAAATACAGGCGCATTGTGCAGTCCGTTACTGTAGTCATTACAAAGCCCATCTACGGGTGGGCTTGATAATGGCTTATACCCTACACGGGATAACTTAACTGATATCCCTTTTAACGGATAAACGGAGCCAACAATGGCAGAGATTATTCCCATGACTGAAGAACAGAAATTCCAGTTAGAGATTTACAAACTGGTCATGAACCAGAACGCAGCCGCAGAAGAAGCATTTCAATTCATTGGCACTGACGAGCTGAAGCTTGAGCTATTCAAAATTCACTTCCAGTCAGGTGGCGCTAATTCAGATATCACGACCCGCACTATCGAAGCGGTGCGTAAATCGAAGGAAGCGTTAGACCTGTTCACTACCAGAGCATGACGCTCAACCTGAAATAACAACTAAGTGAGATGAATATGGCGACTGAACCAAAAGCTGGTCGCCCCTCTGATTATATGCCGGAGGTGGCTGACGATATCTGCTCGTTGCTTTCTTCTGGCGAAAGTTTGCTGAAAGTATGTAAGCGTCCTGGTATGCCGGATAAGTCCACTGTTTTCCGCTGGTTGGCAAAGCATGAGGATTTTCGCGACAAGTACGCGAAGGCAACTGAGGCACGAGCTGATTCTATTTTCGAAGAGATATTCGAAATTGCTGACAATGCGATTCCAGATGCTGCCGAGGTGGCAAAGGCAAGACTTCGCGTTGATACCCGCAAATGGGCGCTGGCCAGAATGAATCCCCGTAAGTATGGCGACAAGGTAACTAATGAGCTTGTCGGCAAAGACGGTGGCGCAATCCAGATTGAAACATCACCGATGAGCACTCTATTCGGAAAATGACCTCGATTAATCCTATCTTTGAACCGTTCATTGAGGCGCATCGCTACAAAGTCGCCAAAGGCGGTCGAGGTAGCGGTAAGTCATGGGCAATTGCTAGGCTGCTTGTTGAAGCGGCGCGTCGGCAGCCTGTGCGTATTCTCTGCGCTCGTGAACTGCAAAACAGTATCAGCGATTCGGTAATCCGGTTGCTTGAAGACACCATAGAGCGGGAAGGGTATTCGGCCGAGTTTGAAATTCAGCGTTCCATGATTCGTCATCTCGGAACGAATGCTGAATTCATGTTCTACGGCATCAAAAACAACCCGACGAAGATTAAATCGCTCGAAGGCATTGATATCTGCTGGGTGGAGGAAGCGGAAGCGGTAACGAAGGAATCATGGGATATCCTGATACCAACCATCCGCAAGCCATTTTCCGAAATATGGGTGAGCTTCAACCCGAAAAACATCCTCGACGATACCTATCAGCGATTCGTAGTAAACCCTCCCGATGATATTTGTCTGCTGACGGTGAACTACACCGACAACCCGCACTTTCCTGAAGTTCTCCGTCTGGAGATGGAAGAGTGCAAACGCAGAAATCCGACATTGTATCGTCACATCTGGCTTGGTGAGCCAGTAAGCGCAAGTGATATGGCAATCATCAAACGTGAATGGCTTGAAGCCGCAACCGATGCGCACAAGAAACTCGGATGGAAAGCGAAGGGCGCGGTTGTCTCTGCGCATGACCCATCAGATACAGGGCCAGATGCTAAAGGTTACGCATCGCGTCACGGTTCGGTAGTTAAGCGCATTGCCGAAGGTCTGCTGATGGACATCAACGAGGGTGCTGACTGGGCTACTTCGCTGGCGATTGAAGACGGCGCTGACCATTACCTGTGGGATGGTGATGGCGTCGGTGCGGGGCTACGCAGACAGACAACGGAAGCGTTCTCCGGCAAGAAAATCACCGCCACGATGTTCAAGGGCAGTGAATCGCCATTCGATGAAGATGCACCATATCAGGCCGGAGCATGGGCTGATGAAGTCGTACAGGGTGACAACGTTCGCACTATTGGCGATGTATTCCGCAATAAGCGAGCGCAATTCTATTACGCGCTGGCTGACAGGCTGTATCTGACATATCGGGCGGTTGTTCACGGTGAGTATGCAGATCCCGACGACATGCTGAGTTTCGACAAAGAAGCGATAGGCGAGAAGATACTGGAGAAGCTGTTTGCAGAACTGACGCAGATTCAGCGCAAATTCAATAACAACGGGAAGCTGGAGCTAATGACTAAGGTCGAAATGAAGCAGAAGCTCGGTATTCCATCTCCTAACCTGGCTGATGCGTTGATGATGTGTATGCATTGCCCGGAGTCGGCTGCGCAACCCGACTATTCCAGTTACTCAATTCCTTGTGGTGTAGGTTGATATGGCAGAAAAAAAGATGACTGACTGGCATCGCAAGGTGCTGTGCAACTTTGATAATGCCTGGTCAGCAACGCAGGATATGCGTGAGCAGATTATTGAGGCTCAACGTTTCGTCCGGGTGTCCGGCGCACAGTGGGAAGGCAGCACAAACGCTGGTTACTCATTTGATGAAGGCAGGTTTGAGCATTACCCGCGCTTTAAACTGAATAAGATTGCCCGTGAATGTGATCGCATCATTGGCGAGTATCGACAGAATCGCATCAGCGTTAAATTCAGGCCGAAGGACGATAAGGCATCGGAAGCGTTAGCCGAAAAGATGAACGGCAAATTCCGCGCTGACTATCAGGAAACATCAGGTGGTGAAGCGTGTGATAACGCATTTGATGATGCTGTAACGGGCGGATTCGGTTGTTTCCGCATGTGTGCCGATTACGAAGATGAAATGGATCCGAGTAACGAGCAGCGACGCATCAGTCTTCTTCCTGTTTACGACCCGGCGACATGCGTCTTCTTCGATCAGGACAGCAAGCAATATGACCGCTCTGATGCTATGTGGGCTATGGAAATGTTCTCCATGACGCCAAAAGCGTTCGAGGCTGAATACCCTGATTCCATCGCAGCAAGCCTTTCTCGTGATGACACTGGTACTCAGTATGACTGGTCAACGCCCGATGCCATCTATGTTGGACGCTACTACGAAGTTCGCATAGAGAAGGTGAAGCTCACGGCGTGGCGCAACCCTGTTAGCGGAGAAACGGCAATCTATGATGAAGAGCAAATCAAAGATGTTGTTGACGAGCTGACCGATGGCGCATTCGAACTGATTGGCGAGCGGACAGTGAAGAAACGCCGCGTTTATTGCGGCCTTCTGTCTGGCGCTGAATGGCTGGAAGAACCGAAGCGTATTCCGGGTGAACATATTCCTCTCATCCCGGTATATGGGCGTCGCTCATTTGTTGATAATCAGGAGCGAATCGAAGGCCACGCTGCAAAAGCGATGGATGCACAGCGTCTTGAGAACCTTATGGTTTCCATGATTGCAGATAACGCTACTCAGGCTGGCGGTGATGGCATTCCTATCGTGGATGTTGATTTCATTCCCGGTCCATTAATGAATCACTGGGCAGAGAGGAATAAGAAAAGACCTGCAGTTCTTCCTATGACCAGCAAGAAGGACAAAAACGGAACAGTCATTTCAGAGGCTCAGGTTGCTGGCTGGACCCCTCCAACACAAATGCCTCCAGCTCTTGCCGGGCTATTGCAGTACACCGGAACGGCTATTCAGCAAATTACAGGTGCGTCGCAGCTTGAGAACATGCCGAGCAACGTCGCCACCGATACCGTTGATAGCATCTTTAACAGGATGGACACGCAGTCATATATCTACATGGACAACATGGCTAAATCCATGCGCCGTGCTGGCGTCGTGTGGCTTTCTATGGCTCGTGAAGTCTATGGCAGCGATACGCCAATGCGCATCGTTAATGAGGACGGCAGCGATGACGTGGCGCTGATGACTGGTGAAGTGGTTGACCGTCAGACAGGGCAGGTTATCGCGCTTAACGACCTTTCGCAGGGTAACTATGAAGTGACTGTCGATGTCGGTCAGTCGTTCGCTACTCGCCGTGATGCAACGGTTAAGTCGTTACTTTCCATGCTGGCACTTATCCCGCCAGGAACGCCGAAGCATGACCTTGTATCGTCGATGATTCTCGACAATATGGACGGCGAAGGGATGGACGACCTTAAAGAATACAACCGCAATCAGTTGCTTCTGTCTGGCGTTATCAAGCCGAGAACGCCTGAAGAACAGCAGATGGTTGAACAGGCGAAACAACAACAGGCCAGTCAGCCAGATCCGGCTATGGTTGCAGCGCAAGGTCAGCTTCTTGCTGGTCAGGCTGAATTGCAGAAAGCTCAGAACGAACAGGCAGCCATTCAGGTTAAAGCATTCCAGGCACAGACTGATGCTCAGGTTGCAGCGGCAAATGTTGTGAAAATCCTCGCATCTGCCGATAGCCAGCAGAAATCTGATATCCGCGAGGCTCTGAAACTGCTCGGACAGTTCCAGCAACAGCAAGGAGACAATGCCCGTGCTGATGCAGAGCTTGTCCTGAAAAGTCAGGCACAGGGCCATGCGCAGCGCATGGACATCAGCAGCATCCTGCAAAAATCAACTCAGAAACAACCACAGCAGTAATTAACCCATAACGTGCAATGGCTGTCTTTATGAGGCCTGGCAACCTATTGCCTTCCGATGGGCTGAACATCGAGTAAACAGGGGTAACAAATGGACCAGATGGCAGAAAACACACCAGAAGTTGAAATCGAAACCGACGCGTCAGAGCAGATTCCTGATGATGTCGAACTGGCTGAAGAAGTCGAAACAGAAGATGGCAGTGAGTCCTCCGGCAATGATGCAGAGGAAGCTACTGAAACTGATGACGACGAATCAGAACAGGAATTCTACTTTGGTGACGAAAAGCTGGATTCGCCAACCAGCGAAGATGGCGCAGAGCATGGACTGGTAAAACACCTGCGCAAGACGATTAAAGAGAAAGACCGCGAGCTGAAAGAGCTGATGCGTCAGTCTCAGAAACCCGTCGAGCAGCAGCCGGTAATTACTCAACCACCGCGAATGCCAAAACTGGACGATGAGGACATCGGTTTCGATGAAGAAATCTACCAGCAACGCATGGCTAAGTGGGCAGAGGATAACGGCAAGTACCAGCAACAGGAGATGGCTCGCAAGCAGAAGGAGCAGGAGCTTCAGGCTGCCTATCAAGAGCGATTATCCAAATATCAGCAACGTGTTAAGGCTCTCAAAGTTCCTGGCTATCAGGAAGCTGAGCAGGCCGTACTCGAGGAAATCCCCATCGAGACACAAAACGCGATCCTGTTTGAGTCAGAGAAGCCGGAAATCGTTGTTCTGGCACTCGGTCGCAACGCTGAACTGCGCAAGCAACTGGCAGAAGCTACCAACCCCGTAGCAATTGGTCGTCTGCTGGAACGTATCGAATCGAAGGCCAGAATCATGCCAAAAGCAAAAACCACGGCAGCCACAACCCCGACAGTTAAGGGGAGCAACGGCGCAGTAATCAACAACATCGACAAATTGAAAGCCAAGGCGCTGGAAACTGGTGACTGGACGCCGTATTTCGCCGCTAAAAAGGCAAAAAAATAACCTATCGGAGCATTAAGCATGGCTAACCAATTAGCAAAAGACCTTGAAATCATGTTCGAAAACTACGTTGAAGGCTTTGAGGCCGCCTGCGTAGTTTCCCGTAACGCTAAAAAATTCCGTCCCGGTGATACAGCAATGCAGCGAGCAGGTGATGTTCTGTATCGTCCGCAGCATTACCACATGAATATTGAGGAAGGCCTCGACCTCAGCAGCAAAACGCCAACAGCACTGGTTCAGCGCCTTGTTCCTTCTGTGTTCAAGGAGCCGAAAAACATTCTGTACACTCTGGATGCGCGTGAAATGCGTGACCCGGAACATAAAACTGAAGCTGGTCGCGCCGCAGGTATGCGCCTTGCTGCACAGATTGACTCTGACCTGATTTCCATGGTCACGCAGCGTGCTACTAACGTGATCACAATGGCTGACTCAACCACTGGTTCACAGGGCCGTGATTTGTGGAACTGTGCGGCAGGTATTGATGCCACCATGACGGCGATTGGTGTACCTCAGGGTATCAACCGTCGCTCTTTCTGGAACCCCTTCAACTACAAAGACCTTGCTGGCGAGCTTGGTCACCGTGCCTATGCTCAGGGCGCAACCCTGACAGCATACGAAAAAGCGCAGATCCCTCCGGTTGCGTCCTTCGATAGCTACAAGACCGATATTTCTGGTCGTGTTCCGAAAGGTACAGCAACTTCCCTGACGCTGGCGGCTGAACCTGCGCACAAGGTTGAAGCGAAAGATGCCAACGATATGCCAGTGGATAACCGACAGGGGACCATTACGGTATCTGCATCTGGTTTGCAGGTTGGCGATGCGTTCACCATTGCTGGCGTGAATTCTGTACACCAGATCACCAAAGACACCACCGGGCAGCCGCAGGTATTCCGCGTTCTGGCAGTAAGCGGAACGACAGTAACTATCTCCCCGAAAATTCTGCCGCCTGACAACGCAGATGTTGCCAGCCGTCCATATGCAAACGTTGATGCTAACGCGGCAAATGGTGCAGCAATTACCATTCTCAACAAAAATGCAGCACCGGCTAACCTGTTCTGGGCTGATGGTTCTGTTGAACTGATGTACGGAAAACTGGCGTTCCCGACTGGTCAGGGTCCACAGGTAATGACAGCAACCACCGAGCAGGGCGCTACGCTGATCATGTCTTACGCCTTCGACCACATCAAAGGCGTAACCACTGCTCGTTTCACCACTCTGTACGGTTGCTCTGTACTTGTTCCTGAATATACGGGCATCGTTATTGCCGGGCAGTAATTTTGGTGGGGCTTCGGCCCCATTTTTATTGGGAGAAGACAATGGCACGAACAATGCTCTATAAGCCTGGCAACATGATCACCTGTGGTCAGTTTGCTGTCGATTACATCATTGTTGATGACGAAGAAGTTAAATCTCACCTGAAAAAAGGCTGGGTAAAAACTCCTGAAGAAACCGCAACGAAGCATAAAGTGGCTAAGGCGGAAGAAGATGGCGAAAACGAAGGGTGATCTCGTTCTTAAGGCTTTACGAAAAGCCGGGCTGTATTCCAATGCCACGTTGACAGATGCTGACCCTCAGGCAATTGAAGATGCCATTAATGACCTCGAAGACATGATGGCAGCATGGCAGGCTAAAGGTATCGAGCTTGGATATCAGTTTGCTGATACAGAAAACGGCATCATGCCGTTACCTGACGATGATTCAGGTATCCCTGCATGGGCAAATGATGGCGTCGCTTTGAAGCTCGCTGTGCAGGTGTGCATGGATAACGTCATTCAGCCGTCAGACGCTCTCCTTACCGCTGCTGACAGTGCATATCAGACAATCTGCATCGCTTTAACCAAAATACCACCACTTGAGCGGCGAAATGATATGCCTCGCGGTAGTGGTAACAAAAGCGCGTTTACGTGGAATCGGTTTTACATCGAGAAAGATGATCCGAGTACGTGAGGTGAATAAATGCCGATTCAGCAACTTCCGCTTATGAAAGGTGTCGGCAAAGACTTTCGAAACGCCGACTATATCGACTATCTGCCAGTGAATATGCTGGCTACACCCAAAGAAATCCTCAACAGCAGCGGATATCTTCGCTCATTCCCGGGCATTGCCAAACGTTCTGATGTGAATGGTGTATCGCGCGGTGTCGAGCACAACATGGCGCAGAATGCTGTTTATCGCGTTTGCGGTGGCAAGTTGTATAAGGGCGAAAGTGAAGTCGGTGATGTTGCCGGAAGTGGTCGCGTATCAATGGCGCATGGTCGAACATCACAGGCGGTAGGCGTTAACGGGCAACTGGTCGAATACCGTTATGATGGCACGGTTAAAACCGTCTCAAACTGGCCTGCAGACAGCGGGTTTACGCAGTATGAGTTAGGTTCTGTTCGTGACATTACGCGCTTACGTGGGCGTTATGCGTGGTCAAAAGACGGCACTGATTCATGGTTTATCACTGACCTTGAAGACGAATCGCATCCTGACCGTTACAGCGCACAATATCGCGCAGAATCGCAGCCGGACGGCATCATCGGTATCGGCACATGGCGAGACTTCATCGTCTGCTTTGGTTCATCGACGATTGAATATTTCTCCCTGACTGGTGCAACCACAGTTGGTGCTGCTTTGTATGTCGCACAGCCATCGCTGATGGTGCAGAAAGGCATTGCCGGGACTTACTGCAAAACGCCGTTTGCTGATTCGTATGCGTTCATCAGCAATCCGGCAACAGGTGCGCCGTCTGTATACATCATCGGCTCCGGTCAGGTGTCACCAATCGCCAGCGCGAGCATTGAGAAAATCCTCCGCTCCTACACTGCTGATGAACTGGCTGATGGTGTGATGGAATCGCTGCGATTTGATGCTCATGAGTTGCTGATTATCCACCTTCCGCGCCATGTTCTCGTGTACGACGCATCTTCAAGCGCCAATGGTCCGCAATGGTGTGTGTTGAAAACAGGCCTGTATGACGATGTGTACCGCGCTATCGACTTCATTTACGAAGGCAATCAGATAACGTGCGGCGATAAGCTGGAGTCCGTGACCGGGAAATTGCAGTTCGATATCAGCAGCCAGTACGACAAGCAACAGGAACACCTGCTGTTTACTCCGTTGTTCAAAGCAGATAACGCCAGAGTTTTCGACCTTGAAGTTGAATCTTCAACTGGCGTTGCGCAGTACGCTGACCGCCTGTTCCTCTCTGCAACCACTGACGGCATCAATTACGGTCGTGAGCAGATGATTGAGCAGAATGAACCGTTCGTTTACGACAAACGCGTTTTGTGGAAGCGAGTAGGGCGCATCAGGAAAAATGTCGGTTTCAAATTGCGCGTTATCACGAAGTCACCTGTCACTCTGTCAGGCTGCCAGATAAGGATTGAGTAATGGCGGATTCATCACTGAATAATCCTGTCGCGGTTCAGGCTACGCGCCTTGATACTTCAATTTTGCCACGCAATATATTCAGCCAGTCTTACCTGCTGTATGTCATTAATCAGGGGGCTGATGTCGGCGCAATTGCCGGGAAGGCAAATCAGGCTGGTCAGGGCGCTTACGATGCCCAGGTAAAAAACGATGAACAGGACGTCGAACTGGCAGATCACGATGCAAGAATCACCGCAAACACAAAATCGATAAATCTACTTGAGGTCAGGTTAACAACTGCCGAAGGGAAGATAGTCGTACTGCGTAGCGATGTTGATTACTTGCTGGATGAGGTTATCGATATTCAGGCGCATCTGGTCACTGTTGACCAAAGACTGGATAACGTAGAAAACGATGTCTCTGGCATTAAGAGTGATTACGTATCGAAAACCGTAACCGAATCGCAGTCTCTTGCGTCACCGCTGGATGTAAAAACATCATATTCAGTTGATGGAATTCAGGTCGTTGGAGCAAGGCAGACCGGATGGACTGCAGCCACAGGTACACCTCTTCTTGGCTCATTCAACGCTAACCAGTCATACACGGTCGGCACTACGTACACACAATCCGAAGTCGCGGCTCTCGCTACAGGTTTGCAGCAGGCGCGGCAGCGTATTCTGGCGCTTGAAACGGCACTTAGATTACATGGGCTGATTGACTGATGATTACATTCAAACCAACGCGAAACATCGACCTGATCGAAGCTGTCGGAAATCACCCTGACATTATTGCCGGAAGCAACAACGGTGATGGATACGACTACAAGCCTGAATGCCGTTACTTTGAGGTGAACGTGCACGGGCAGTTCGGCGGCATTGTTTACTATCAGGAGATTCAGCCGCTGACATTCGATTGCCACGCCATGTACCTGCCAGAGGTTCGTGGATTCAGCAAGGAAATCGGGCTGGCGTTCTGGCGATACATTCTGACTAACACCACCGTTCAGTGCGTAACATCGTTCGCTGCACGCAAATTCCGCCACGGGCAGATGTACTGCGCAATGATTGGCCTTAAGCGTGTAGGAACCATCAAGAAATACTTCAAAGGCGTGGATGACGTGACTTTTTACAGCGCAACACGCGAAGAACTAATCGACTTCCTGAATCATGGGAGATAGCCATGTTATATGCATTTAAGCTGGGCAGAAAACTGCGCGGCGAGGAACCTTGGTGCCCTGAAAAAGGCGGGAAAGGTGGTAGCTCTGATAAAAGCGCAAAGTATGCAGCAGAAGCTCAGAAGTATGCCGCAGACCTGCAAAATCAGCAGTGGCAGACGATCATGAAAAACCTTGCTCCGTTCACGCCTCTTGCGGAGCAGTATGTTAACCAGCTTCAGAACCTTTCCAGTTTAGAAGGTCAGGGGCAGGCACTTAATCAGTATTACAACTCTCAGCAGTATAAAGACCTTGCAGGTCAGGCTCGTTACCAGAGTCTTGCTGCTGCGGAGGCTACGGGAGGACTTGGTTCGACAGCCACAAGCAATCAACTGGCTACGATCGCGCCGACTCTCGGTCAGTCTTGGTTATCAAACCAGATGAGCAATTACAACAATCTGGCAAACGTTGGGCTTGGTGCTCTGCAAGGTCAGGCAAACGCCGGGCAGACGTACGCCAACAACATGAGCAGCATTGCACAGCAAAGCGCAGCTCTTGCCGCTGCTAATGCCAACAAACCATCAAGTCTTCAGACAGCAATTAGTGGCGGAACGTCTGGTGCGATTGCCGGTGCAGGTCTTGCCAGCCTTTTGGGAACATCAACACCTTGGGGCGCTGGCATTGGTGCTGGTATCGGATTGCTTGGCTCGTTGTTTTAAGGGGTAATCATGGCTACTTGGCAAGGATCAAATGGCGGATTGTTAGCTGGTATCGGCGGCGTCAACTCAAACGCTCCGAGCGTAAATGACATCGGCAATACGCTTCAGCTTATCAGGCAGAACAATGATATTGAGCGTTCAGGCGCTAACAATGTTGGGCTTACTGCTTTGCAAGGCCTTTCAGGCATTGCAGGGGTGTTTCAGCAGGAAAAGCAGGCTCAGCGGCAGAAAGAATTTCAGCAGGCGTACGCTAATGCTTATGCGTCTGGTGATCGCGGTGCTTTGCGTCAGTTGGCTACTCAATATCCAGACCAGATTGAATCCGTTCGTAAAGGCATGGGATTCATTGATGAAGACCAGCGCAATTCTATCGGCACCTTAGCGGCTGGCGCACGCCTTGCGTCATCGTCTCCAGAAGCAATGCAATCATGGCTGCAAAACAACGCCAAGGAACTGACTCGCGTCGGTGTTGACCCTAACAGCGTTGCTCAGATGTATCAGCAGAATCCTTCAGGATTTGGTGAGTTTGTTGATCACCTTGGGATGGCTGCTCTCGGTCCGATTGACTACTTCAATGTTCAGGACAAGATGGCTGGTCGTGAGATTGACCGAGGCAGGCTGGCAGAGACAATCCGCAGCAATCAGGCTGGCGAGGCACTTCAGGCGAGAGGGCAAAACCTTTCCTATCAGTCAGCAATGACAGGGCACAATATCGCAGCACAACGCTTGGCTCTGGATCAGCAAGAGTTCGGGTTTAAGATGCAGCAAGCGCAGGAAAAGGCTCAGCAGTTGATTAGCGAAGCACCTAAGCTGTCAGTAAACATGGAAAAAGGCATCGAGACGGCTGTAAACAATGCTACAGCATCATCAAACTCAGCCAATTCTATGAGTGCGCTTGCTCAACAGTTCAGAGCAGAAAAACCAACGACAGGTTTGTTCGGTAACGCACAGAACATGTTCGCAAAACTTACCGGAAGCGATACAACATTGCGTGATTTGCGCATTCGCCAAAATGCCCTTGTTAACAGTCAGGTTCTTAAATTCCTACCTCCCGGCCCAGCAACGGATAAAGACGTTGAGATCGTTCGACAGGGTGCGCCAACTGACATGGATAACCCTGAGACGGTCGCAAGATGGCTTGATGCGATGGCAAACCTTGAGCGACGAAACGCGCAGTTTAATGAGTTTAAAGCCGAGTGGATGAGCGCGAATGGCAATCCAGGACAATCGCGTAATGGCGGTCAGATATTGGGGTTGGATGTTAAAAAAGGTGAATCATTGGGGAGTGCCGTTAAGCGGTATATGTCAATGAATACTGACGCAGCGCCAGCACAAGATTCGACACCTTCAGGAGAACCAAGGAATCAGGTTGGATCATATACCTCAAAATCAGGCATTCAATTTACGGTGGAATGATGAAAGTAACTGCAAACGGTAAGACATTTACCTTCCCTGATGGTACGAGCACCGAAGATATTGGCACCGCCATTGATGAGTATTTTGCTGGTCAGGCTGTTCAGCAACAAACAGTTAATCAGGCCAATAATGCACCAACACGGGAAGAACCATCATTGATGCAACAAGCTGGCGATTGGCTCACAGGTGGTCAAAGTGCAGGGAAAATTGCAGAGCAGGCTGGTCGTGGTCTGGTAAACATACCATTTGACGTATTGCAGGGTGGCGCAAGTCTGATTAATGCAATCAGCCAGGGGCTTGGTGGGCCAAAAGTTTTGGATGATGTTTATCGTCCAGTAGACAGACCGACAGACCCATACGCACAAGCCGGTGAAACAATTGGTGGGTATTTAGTTCCAGGAGTTGGAACGGCAGGAAGCATGGCTATTGGATCGCTGGCAGAGGCCGCAAATCAGAAAGGCGATTTCGCACAAAATGCAGCTAAAAATGCCGGAGTTAACCTTGCCGCTCAGGGTGTTCTTTCCGCAGCAGCAAAGGGAATAGGGCGTGGAATAACGGCTATAAAAGGTGATATTGCGCCAGAAGTGGCGAAGAAAATTGCCACATCAGAATCGATGGGCGTGACACCAATGACATCTGATGTTATCCCGCCGAAAAATGCTTTCACTCGCGGACTTACTCAGGATGCCGAGGGGGCTTTGCTCGGGACAGGCTCAAAGCGAGCGGAGCAATATGAAACGCGTAGTAAGCTGGTAAGTAATTATTTTGATCGTTTTGGTGAGTACAACCCTGATGATGTGGTGAAATCTCTGACCACCACGTTAAGGGGGCGGAAGGATGCCGCTGGCGCTGTTATCAATGACGTCACCAATAAAATGGGTAATGCCGCAGTTGATACCACAAATACTATGAATGCTCTGAATACAGCGATCGCAAGACAGGAACGACTTGGGACGTCTGCCAATCAAAGCCTGCTTACATCCTTGCGTAACCTACGTGAAGAATTAGCAAACCCTGCAACTGATTTGGATGTTACGTTTGATCTCTTGCGTCAGCACAGAACAGCATTTAGATCTAATGTTCAGGGAGATGCTATGGTCTTCCCCAACCAGGCAAAAGCAGCTACCAATATGGTAGAGAATGCAATGTCAAAAGACCTTCGTAACGCAGTTGCTAAAAACCTCGGTGCATCAGACGCAGCAAAATACCTTAAAGCAAATTCCGATTATGCAAACGTTTATAATAAGGTGCTTAATAAAAACATTGCTAACAAGCTCAACAAGGCAAGCAGTGAAGCCAGTCCTGAACTTATAAATACCGTTGTATTAAGCAGAAAACCATCTGACGTGAAACGAATCTGGAGCGCATTGGATGATAAAGGGAAAGATGCTATGCGTGCAGCTTACGTCAGCAAAATAGCGGAAAAGGCCGGTGACTCTCCAGCCAAGTTCATCACTGAAGTTAATAAGCTGAAATCTCAGTCAGGCGGTGAAATTTACAACACTATTTTTTCTGGAAAGCACATGAAAGAGCTTGATGCTCTTCATGAAGTTCTACAGCAAACAGCAAGGTCAGACACCGCAAATGTAGTAACTCAGACGGGGCAATCGCAAGCCAACAGGATAAGGACGATTGGCGCAACTGCGACTCTTGGCGTATCAATGGGGATTGAGGCTGGTTTCGGTGCAATGATGCGCTTGTATGAGTCCAAAGTAGCAAGGAATGCTCTCTTACGTCTGGCAAACACTAAAGCTGGAACGCCGGCTTATGAAAGAGCGCTAAATCAGGCTGCTACTGCCGTGCGCCCGCTCTTAGCTAACGAAGCGACCCGGCAGTAGCACTGTAAGCCAAGGACGGCATTTATTTTATAGTTTTTATGAATTCTTTATTAAATCCCTTAGCTTCTCCGGGGTATCTTCCAAAGACAATTTTTATAAAAACAGAAAAAATAAAGATAGCAACGCTTAACAACAGTTGCAGTATCATTGGAACCCAAAGAACTACAGGCTCTATATTCATTAAACCAAATATTCTTCCGGCGATCATGGCGAAGTACCACACTGTTATCAGCAAACTTAGTGGCGTATGAATTACTGATATTACCAATCCAAGAGCATCAGTAATTCTATTTTCAAATTTTTCAGGGGAAAACTTTTCTTTAAGGTAATTCAGTGCGCAGGCCTCATTCTCTGGATTTTCAGCATTTTTCCCTATAGCAATAGAAATCTCAGATATCCTTGATTCAATTCTTTTGCGTTTAATAAAACTAGAAAAAAAGAACCACGCAATCTGCAACCCTATCCCCATAAATAGAGTTGCGGCAACTAGCACAGCGTAACTCATAGAATCAGACACACCAACCTCTTTAGTTTTTCTAGTTACTTTGTCACGATAGGATATGCGAATTGATAAAACTAAATTGCGCACATGATAACTCAGTAATAATTGTTAATGAAAACATGATCACCTATATTGCACAAGGCGAAACAGGAAGCATAATCTGGTTTCATGAGTGTGATCACGTTTGGGTAAATCAAAGTCAAGAGGAAATACTTGAAATTATCAAAAATAACTATCTAAACGTTGCACACGACTCATCTATCCATTTTTCATAAAATTGTATACCGAGATAGGCAAGAACAGATGGATGTATATCAACAAGCTTTTCGCCAAGATGTTCTGTTGGAGGTGGATAATCTTTGCCTTGGTTTCTTACGGTTATAGGCATAGTTGTTGCTGGATGAAACTCAACTATCATAGGGTCGCCTTCGTATTTTGCTATTTCCCCTGTTGAATCAATGATTAACTCTTTAATATAATGACTTCTTGCTCCCGGAAATGCCCCAAGAGTAGTATAAGGAGGTTCAAGTTTTGAGATTTCCATAGTGGAATGATGATCAGCATTCCTTGCCTGGTGAAGGTAAGCAAGTGTTTTGTCTGTTTTTCTAAGCATGAACTTTTGGTTGAAGTGGCTGCTAAATTTTCCACTAACCGGCTTTGTTGCACAGAGCAACTTACTGAAAGACTTTTCTATATGCCCAAGACATTCTCGCCAGTGCATTTCAAAATCATCATGGTTTGTAGATGATTTCATCTGCTCTAGGCACTTTTTAGCTGCGATGATTTCTTTTTTTGCTGGGTTGTAATCGATCATTTTGCATCCTTGCCATACATGTTTTTAAGTGTCTCAAATACCACAGACTTGAACTGTTCAGCCTGCATCTCGGCTAATCGTTCAGCTTCATTGCGATTACCTTTTACAGGAGATGGTCTCGATAGAGCATCTTGGACGATTTGCAACAGCTCGGAGTTCATGGATCTCCCATTCGCCTCTGCTCTGAATTTCAATTTTTCTCTCACTTCCAAAGGCATGCGGAAGTTAAAGTGCGGATCATCTCTAGCCATGCCATTACTCCAAGTCAGTGTATTGACATGATAGAAGCAGTCTACTATATTCTCAATAGGTCCACCGTGGACCTATATTGTGAGGTGAATATGAAAGGAATGAGCAAGATGCCGCAGTTCAATTTGCGGTGGCCTAAAGAAGTATTGGATTTGATACGCAAGGTGGCGGAAGAGAATGGTCGGTCTGTTAACTCTGAGATTTATCAGAGAGTAATGGAAAGCTTTAAGAAGGAAGGGCGCATTGGTGCGTAAAGTTGAAGCCCCAACTGCTGTAACAGTCAGGGCTTCGGCATCAACAAATCGGATTAGGAAATATTGACATGAAAAGTATAGCAAAGGCACAAAACGATTTCACCATCTTCAAATTCGGCGACAGTGAAATCCGCGTCATCAACAAGTGCGGTGAGCCGTGGTTTGTAGCAAAAGATGTTTGTGATGCTTTAACCCTGACTAACTCACGCAAGGCGCTTACTGCACTTGATGACGATGAAAAGGGAGTAACTTTAAGTTACACCCTTGGTGGTGAGCAGAATCTAAGCATTGTGAGCGAATCAGGTATGTATACATTGGTTCTGCGCTGCCGCGATGCAGTCAATAAAGGTTCAGTCCCGCACAAATTCCGCAAGTGGGTAACAGCAGAAGTTCTGCCTTCAATTCGCAAACATGGCGAGTATGTAAAAGGAAAGAAAACCACTGTTGAGGAAAGAACACCGCTACGCGATGCAGTAAACATGCTGGTAGGAAAGAAAGGACTTCGTTATGACGATGCATACAATATGGTTCATCAGCGTTTTGGTATTGACAGCATTGATGAACTTTCAATTGAACAAATCCCGCTGGCCGTAGAGTACATCCACAGGGTAGTGCTTGAAGGTGAGTTCATTGGCAAACAAGAGAAGAAAACCAACGAGCTTTCTGCAAAAGAAGCAAACAGCCTTGTATGGTTATGGGATTATGCCAACCGATCACAGGCATTATTCCGCGAACTGTATCCGGCATTAAAACAAATACAATCTAACTATTCCGGCATTAAAACAAATACAATCTAACTATTCCGGCAGATGCTACGACTACGGTCATGAGTTTTCGTATGTTATCGGGATGGCGAGAGACGTTTTAATAAACCACACACGAGATGTTGATATCAATGAGCCAGACGGACCAACGAATCTTTCTGCATGGATGAGACTTAAGAATAAAGAATTACCTCCTTCAGTACATAACTACTGACAGATAGCCAACGCAACGACCCAGCTTCGGCTGGGTTTTTTATGCCCAAAATTCACCGTAGCCACGCTGCGGCGATTCCTTGTATCTGGAGCAAATTAAATGACAGACATTACAGCCAATGTTGTAGTTAGCATGCCTTCGCAACTCTTCACTATGGCGCGTTCTTTTAAAGCCGTAGCTAATGGCAAAATTTATATCGGTAAAATTGACACTGACCCGGTAAATACTGAAAACCAGATTCCGGTTTATGTAGAGAACGAAGACGGTTCTCACGTTCCTGTTTCGCAACCAATCATCATTAACGCTGCTGGTTATCCTGTATATAACGGACAGATTGCCAAATTCGTAACTGTGCAAGGCCATTCTATGGCTGTTTATGATGCGTACGGTGCGCAGCAGTTCTATTTTCCTAATGTCCTGAAGTATGACCCTGACCAATTAAGGCAAGAATTAGCTTCTGACAGAGGGGCAACATTATCATTAAGTCAGATAGCTACTTCTTACGGTCTTGATTTCTCGTTAGGCGGTGTATGGCAGGAGGGGGCGTTATCTAATGTTGATAACTGGTGGTGGTATAATAATAAAATCTACACCGGTGGTAGTGGCACTCTTCCGTCATCTCCTGCTTTGCCATGGTACGAAGTGACGGTAGCAGATTATATTTCTGTTGCTCAATTTTTCCCCATTACTGGTGATCCAGCGGCAGATAACTCAGCTAGCTTTAATGCTGCTGCAGCAGTTGCTTTATCGGCAGGAAAGAGGCTGTTTGTCCCTGCAGGAACTTACTATGTTAAGTCACCAGTTGATTTAACAATAGGCACTGTTGACCTATTCGGGGATGGCGTTGAGAAGTCATTCATTATTGCGGGGAGTGGGTTCACTGGAGAGGCAGTTGTCAACATGTACTACGAAACTGACTCTATAAGACGTAGCACATCTATCTCTCACGTTACAGTTGATGGGAACAACATCGCCAACTATCCTTGCCGAATTCAATATGTTCACCTAGGAAGAACCCATAATTGTCGTTTCATCAATGGCGCGGTGGCGAACTTCTATACTATAAACGACTGGCTTAATACCTATGATTGCTGTTCTTTTGTTCCTGCGCCAAATCGCGGAGTTCACCTTGCTGGGGCTAACAACCGCGTAACGTTCAATAACTGTGGATTTGCATCAAATAAGGTCGGTGAATATGCCTTTTATGCTTCTGGTACTTCCCCTATTGAAGGTTTAAGCTTAATTGGATGTGACCTTGAGTTCGGCATTGGGCATGGCATGTACTTAAATACCCGAGTGACCAATATTGTTGGCGGGTACTATGGCGAAGCGATACAAGGCGATATCTTTACGGTTCCAGATGGAGTAGTAAAAATAAGCGGTGTAAATGCTTTTGTAGGATATTACAATGAGGGAGGAAGGTTTGTTGTTCTTGACAATGATGCTGTAGTTAAGGTTGATAGTTGCTGGATTGCAGATCAGGGCAACTTTAAACTTTCATTACTTGCATCAAGCACTGACAACAGGGCTCATGCTGTATTTACTGATTGTTATATTGGTGCAACTGTGTCTGGCCCACAAGTTATGGAAGGAGATTGTTTAGGCAAGATCAATATGAGGACGTTTGCAGAAAGCAGGGCAATCCTTTATACAATGAACAATACTGGTAATACAGTAACCAGAAGCAGATACAACTCAATAGGAGCAAAAATAACCATTAATACCGTAACGAACCCTAGTTCTAACAAGCTATCACTTAATACTAAGATAAAAGACAGAGGGTGGAAGGTTAACGACCGGGTGTACTTAATTGTTACTTATGAGAGTAATGTTGATATAAATATTTATTTAAGCAGTTCGATATATGCTGCATCGGATGCAACGCTATTTGGAACTTTACCATCAACAAATGGTTCTTTATCTACGTGTTATATTGCTAATAATATTATTCCGGAAAATACATCTGAGATATTCGAGTTTTATGTAAATGGCGCTGGTGTTGGCGATTACTTTGCTATTCAGGATGTTACTCTTACAGACAGGTCATTCACTTTCAGTGGAACAACTATGACCACTTTTGCTAAGGCTGAATAATTAACAGAAAAGGTGGATCACTCCACCTTTTCATCAATCCAATCCGCCCACCACTGCATCACTTCTCTGCGCTTATCGAGATACTGAGCATGGTTGTAAATCCCGCGCACAGATCCGCCGTTGGCATGTGCCAGTTGCACTTCAATAGCATCAGCAGGCCATTCGTGCTCGTTCATAATCGTGCTGAATTCATGCCTGAATCCGTGACCGCTTTCCAGACCTTCATAGCCGATTTGTTTGATCACAAGCAGTACAGCGTTCTCGCAAATTGGCTTCTTCTTATCGTTGCGCCCGGCAAAAACAAACTCTGATACTGGTTTGGTGATTGAGTTTAGCGTAGTGAGAAGTTCAACCACCTGGTCTGACATAGGAACCACATGAATTTTGCGTCCCTTCATCACACTGGCGTCGATGGTGATAATCCTGTTTTCAAAATCGACGTTCTTCCATTGCATGGAACGAAGCTCTTTCGTTCTTAGGGCGGTGTAGCGTAAAATTTTAGTAGCAATGAGCGATACGATACTTCCTGAAAATGTTGCAAGTGCTTTGTTGAATGCCGGGATCTGGTCGGCAGGTAAAAATGGGAAGTTCTTCTTGCGGTATCCCTTCATGGCGTCAGCAAGGTCAGGTGCCGGGTTATATTTAGCCCTACCAGTGACAATAGCGTAACGGAAAACCTCGCCGCATCTTCTGCGGGCTTTGTTGGCTCGCTCCATTGCACCGCGATCTTCAAATCTGCGGATTACTTCCAGCAGTTGCATCGGCTCAATATCCTGAATTTCAAGGACGCCGATGATAGGTAAAATGTCGTCATCAAACATTTTTGCAAGTTCAGTCGCATACCCTACTGACCAGACTTGCTTCTTGTGCTCGTACCATTCCTTGTAAATCGCACTAAAGGAATTGTTGTTAGACGAAGCCTTTTTCGCCTTTACCGGATCGATGCCAACCGAGATGTCTTTCCTCGCAGTCCATGCCTTATCCCTTGCCTTCTGCAAAGTCATAAGCGGATATTTTCAGATGGTCAGGATTTTCTCCTTACCGTCAATCTTGTAGCGAAGCTGCCATACCTTTTTCCCTGATACAGGGACATAAAGGTACAGGCCATTACCATCGAGTAGGCGGTATGGTTTTTCTTTCGGCTTTGCTGCTTCAATCTGCTTAACGGTGAGCATGGGTAAAAATCCGGTGGGTAAAATTATTTTATCCACTTTTTACCCGTCATGGAGTGCGGCTGTCAACAATCTGACGCGAACCATGACGAACTGTAAATCTACGGAAGGCTTGATATTCAGGGGATTTTGCGGACTGGTACGGATGGGAGCGAACTGATAAATGGTGTCCCCTGCAGGGGCATTTGGTGTTAACATCCTTAATACGCAAGTAGTGTATGACGGTCAGTATGGGGACACGGCAGATAGTGCGAACCTCCTGTACTTAGGGGATGGGGCGACCTCGCACCAGGTGCTGATGCAGAACATTAAAGGTGCTTACAGTAATGGCTTAACCTACAGATTGGTGCGAGCAACTGCTACCAGTGCTAACAACCGCGTTATCATTTCGGAATCTGCTCTGTCTGCGTATAGCGCTGTATTGGATGAAAGTACTTCCAACCGCATTAGTGCTGTTAACATTACGCGCAACCTGAACAGCGTGAACCTGATGACTCATATCACCCCGGACTCTTCTCTTGTGTCCTCAATGGGGGAGTTGAATACAGTAGTAAGAAAGCAGTTATCAGTACCAATTCAAGCCGGCTCTTCATTTGTCAATTTGACAGTAACGTATCCATATACTGGTTGGGTTGCAACTCCTAATGTGATAACAGAGCTTGTCGGTGTGGCAATTCCTGGTCAACCAGATTCAACTCTTTACGACGTAAGAACGTTTTCTCGGACAGAAAATGGGTGCGTACTTAGATGCACCTTGAGCTCAGCAGCGTCTGGTAACGGTAACCTTATAGTTGACATATATGTTGTCGGTACGGTTCGGGGAACGCTCAAAGCGGTTTAGTATTGTTTATAAGCCAACTCGCAACTATCATGCGCATAAGAACAATGGCTTGATAGTTGTTTGATTAGGGGGAATA